ATGGCTGGCACTCTCCGGCATTGGAAAGAACGAAACGGCCGCTATTCAGCGCGACTCGTTGTTCCGCCTTATCTCCGTCCATACCTCGACAATAAAGCAGAGTTGGAAATCCAGCTTGGCGGCGACCGGCGCACAGCGCTTCGCAACCACGCCGCCGCCGTTGCATCAATCCAGCGGCAGTTAGGTATCGCAAGGCAGAAGCATGAGGCAGCAACCGGTCAACAATCGAAAGCACCGCCTTACCCGCTTACAGCCCAACAAATCGCTCTTCGGGATTACGAAAGCCAAATCACCTTCGATGCAGAGATTCGGGCGCATGATCCCCGTTATGCGCAGATCGATCCCGATCCGGCATATGACGCCTTCCCATTTCGTGACGGCTTTGCAGGTAAGCTTTCAGACGACGAGCTAGAGGAACTTGTTGGCGCACGTATCGAGCGCGTTCGCCTTGTAGGAAACTCCGATGCTGTGAAGGGATCACCTGAATGGCGTAGTTGGCTCACGCGCTCTGCGTTGCGTCCTTTGAGGCGGTTGCACGTCGCTATGAGCGCAATGATGGTGACTTCAACGGCACGCCATCGCACCCCATGCTTTCGGAAGCCGTCAAACAGGATGAAGAAGCTCCCCCTGTCACATTTGACAATATAATAGACGACGAGGTGAAGCGGCGTGCGCGCGGGAAGAATGCAAAGCCGCTGCCTGATCGCTCGGTTAAGAAGTATCGGGATCATTGTGCTGCATTTTCGAAATGGCGAAAGAGCAAGAATGCCCTGACCGTTACCGCCGCTGAAGGCAAGGGCTGGATCGAATCATTGCAGGACGCTGGCGAACTCGGCAATCGCACCGTGAAAGCCATGCTTCAAAACATTCGCACTGTTATGAATTGGGGAAGACAGAACGACCCCACTAACTTTTTCCCGGCTGGCAACCCGCTCACCGGCATTAAAGCCCCTGACTTCACCACCCTGCCCTCCTATCTTCGCGCCTTCACGATGGATGAAGCCAAGCTTGTCCTTTCAGCAGCCCGGAAGGAAGAAAAGGCCATGTTTCGGTGGATACCGTGGCTTTGCGCGTATTCCGGGATGAGGGTTAGCGAAGCAGGCAATCTTCACAAGGAAGACTTTTTCGAATTGAAAGGCCAGTGGTTCTGGAAAGTTACCACAGTCGGTGCACGGTCATTGAAAACAGCCAGCAGTGAGCGCCGTATTCCCGTTCACAAAGCTCTGATGGATGAAGGACTGATCGAATTCGTCAAGGCCGCGAAACCCGGTCGCTTGTTCAGAGGCGACACCAAAGATGCCGTTCTCATCCAACCGCGTATCAGCACGTGGGTTCGCAGTTTCATACCATTCGACAAGCGGCCCGAACTTTCACCGAATCACGGCTGGCGACATTTGTTCGAGGATTTGTGTCGGCGCGATGGAGTGCCGGAGGACGCTCGCAATTACATCACGGGACGGACGGATGGTGGTTCACAAGAGCTATATGGCCGTAGCGAAGTCATGCTTCCGGGACTCGCGAGCGCTATGAGCAAGATCGATCCCCTGCCCGTATGATGATAAAAATTGATAGCTTTAGCGTAAATAATCATTATTTTTGATAACTGCGATTCACATCAGATTCGGCATATGAGATAATATTCCTAAGTTAAATAGGAGTATTATCCAGTGGGATTTTGGAACGACGTCAAAAGCATGTTTGGAACGGGTGAGCGCAAAGCTTACACCCTGACCGACCCTGCCGTTTCCGAAATCTTTGGTATTCGCTCCACGAACAGCGGCGTGAGCGTCGGCGGTTTATCAGCCCTCAACACCCCGGCAGTGCTTCAAGCCGTCCGGCTTATCTGTGAAACGATTGGCTCCCTCCCGGTCAAACTCTATAAAGAGGTGGCCGACGCCAAGACGTGCGCAAAATATCACACCGCTCATAAGATCGTTCATAAACGGGCGAATGAGTGGACCGGCGCAGGCGCGATCCGAACACAGCTTACGTCTGACGCGCTGATTTACGGCAACGGCTTTGCCCGTGTCGTGCGATATCCTGACGGACGCCCGTTTGAGCTTATAATAATGAGTGGCGCAAAGCCCGTGCCGAATATCTACAAGCACACCCAACGTGCCGTCTATGCGGAAACCTTGCGACCCTAGTTGATCACGTCATTCCCCATCGTGGTGACAAGCGCCTGTTTTGGACCCGTGCCAATTGGCAGCCCCTTTGCACACCCTGCCATAGCTCCACCAAACAACGGCAGGAGTTGTCCTCTTGCTAAAAGTAACTCGAGCCGGAATCGTTGGGATACGGAGTGTCTGCGAATTTGTAGACATGATGGTGATCAGTTTGACAGGTCCGATAATCCCCATTGCCTTGCAAAAAACTGACAAGCCTGTCGCGATTCAAGCAGACTGGGCAAATGAAGTGAGCCGGTTGATTATTGCGCATAGCATCGCTCAGTTTGAAAACAAGCGATCCTTCCGCAGTCTGAAAAAGCTCGTATCTTGCCTTTTCACGCGCAAATTCGTCTTGCCGCAGAAGCTCCTGATTCAGTGCTTTGAGCGCTTGGCTGATTTGAACGTTCGTCATGTTTGCCAATGTCAGTTCATTCGCAAGCTCATTCAAAAGTTTCGAAGCTTCACCGCTGTCCGGAGTCTTGCCTCCCTCAAACATGCCCTTGATAGCTGTGATCGTGGAAGCAGCTTTGCCCGTAAGCCCCACCGCGCTGGATGCAAGGCCGAGCGCCTCGTTGAAAGTGGTAAGGTCCATGTCCCCGTTCCCCGAAATTTGATCCGTAAGTCTGAACTCTACGCATCTTCAATTACTGCGCGCAAGAACACTGCGGGGGTGGTCCTCAACTTTCCATACACCACCGGGACCGGCGCGGGGAAGTCTCTTCAAGAAAGAGCGGAAATAACTTTTTCAAAAGAAGCAGCGGAATGACAGGCATCACACCTGAACTCGCCAAGCAACACATGCGCGTTGATCACAGCGAAGAAGATGCTTTGATCATGCTCTACATTGAAGCGGCGGAACAATATGTTTCGAATTACATCGGCAGATCGCTTGATGATTTCGACCCATTCCCGGCTGATCTGAAAATCGCAATCCTCCGGCTTGTGGCTTTCTATTATGAGGTGCGCAACGTCACCACCTTCGGCATGTCTAGCCAGATCGCACCGCAGACCATTACCCAAACCCTTGATAGCTACCGTTTAGCGTGGTTCCACGATGGGGAATGATGGCCTTGACGATCTCATGAAGGCATTCGACCGGGTGAAGAAAGCCCCGCGTGATGCCGTTTTGAAGGCACTGGCGACCTCGGCAGAGTCGATTGCATCAACACAGCGTGTCCTTGCACCGCAAGATACAGGCGCATTGAAGCAGTCGATCACCGTCACCATGCCCGGCCAGTCCACCCCGCCTTATAGCCAGCCGGGCGGCAATCGCGTTGCCGGTCCCGCCGAAGTCATCATCACCGTTGGCGATGCCGACACCCGTTATCCGCACATTATCGAATACGGCACCAGCAAAGCCGACGCTCAACCCTTCTTTTGGCCGGGCTTTCGGCTTCAGCGCAAGCGCGCACAGCAACGTATCGACCGAGCTGGCCGAAAAGCCATCCGGGACGCATGGAAAGGCACGACCAGCCAATGAGTATCGAACCCGTTCTTACGCTTCAAACAGCGATCCGAAGCCGCCTGATCCACAAGCCGGAAGTGACCGACCTTGTGGACGCCAGCCATATCCGGGCAGGCAGCACACGGCCTGACAAAACGCCGTCCATCATCATCGCAGACGGCAACACCGAACTGCATGGCAATGACTATCGCGCACAGAGCGCTGCATGGGTTTATCTCGACCTCCATATCTGGACGCTAGATGCTGGACAGGATGCAGCGAAAGAAATCGCAGCGACCGTCAACGCCGCATTGTCCAAATACAATCTTTCCAATGAGATGCAGAGCGTTGGCGCTTACTGCGATCATTTCAAGGTGACGGATATCAGGCATGTCCGCGACCCTGACCCGGCCTACGGGCATTCTATCGTGAGCGTGGAAGCGCTAATCCGGTGGCTGGCATGATCAATATTGGCCGCATGGATCGACGTGTCACCATTGAGCGACAGGCCGAAACTGTAGAACTCTCCGGCGACGTGGTGAAGACATGGACGACAGCAGCCGTTGTTTGGGCTGAAATCATCCAGCAGACCGCAACAGAATTCTTTACTGGCTACGGCGAAGCGGAAACCGACAGCGTGATTTTCCGTATCAGATACCTTCCCGGCATCACCACGGCAGATCGCGTCACATATAACGGCAGCGCCTACGGCCTGAAAGAAATCAAAGAGCTTGGCAGATACGAAGCCCATGAGTTGCGTGGGGAGGTTCTGCAATGACTATTGCAATCAACAGAAGAAATAACTATGGTTTTCATAGTGCGCCATTGGTGAAACTGGTAGACACGCGGTATTGCCTAAACACTCCAGCGGTGTGTTTAGGAATATCGTGGGGAAACCCTTGCAGGTTCAAGTCCTGCATGGCGCACCAATTCTCTGAGGCTGTCTAATGCGTGGCCTCAAACCCTCCGTGATCGTTCCCGGTTCTTCTACTGTGCTGACAGTTCCGAAGCCTCCGGCCTATCTTTCTCGTGACGCTAAGGCTGAATGGAAGCGTGTTGCGCATATCCTCACTCACGAGCGCAAAATTCTAACTGAAGCCGATCTTGCCGCTCTTGAAAATTACGTAATCGCCGTCGCCACGATGCGGGAGGCACACCGTGAATTGCAGACCTCCGGCCTAATCGTCAATGGCAAACGGAACCCTGTCTCTACAATTCTTAAAGACAGCCAAATGCTTTCACTTCGAGCAGCATCGGAACTTGGCCTGACGCCCGCCGCCCGGTCACGCGCAGCGATTATGCAAGTAAGCTCCGACGATGACGACGATAACCCCTTGGCGGTGGTGTAATGGCGAGCACCTACCCGAATTGGGTTTTCGATAACAGCACCATTGAAGACCCATTCGGTCATGGGGAACGCGCCGTGCGCTTCCTTCGTATGCTTCGCCATCCATCCAGCAGCGCACCCAAACGCGCCTTCACCCTCACCCCGTGGCAAGAGCGCATTATCCGTCGCATCTACGGCCCACGCACGCCAGACGGCCACATGATCGTGAAGACGGTTCTGCTTTTGATGCCACGCGGAAATCGTAAAACCACGCTGGCCGCAGCACTGGCATTACTCCACACCATCGGCCCGGAAGCGGTTGCCGGTGGACAAGCTATCTTCGCAGCAAAGGACAGCGATCAAGCCAAGATCGCGTTTGAAGAAGCCGCTGGCATTTTGCGTGAAGACAAGCGGCTCGTTTCCGCGACAAAGATTTATGGTTCAAAGACCGGCAAGCGCCTGATCGACTGCCCTGTGAAAAAGTCGCGGCTTGAAGTCATGTCGTCGGACGGCGGTAAAGCGCACGGTCTATCCCCGACATTCATTCTTGCCGACGAATTGCATGTCTGGAAAGGCCGCGAACTTTGGGAAGCACTCAAAAGCTCCCGTGTGAAGAAGCGCCCCTTGACCATCATCGCCAGCACGGCGGGCGCTGGAAACCAGAACCTGCTTTATGATGAGTATGTAAACGCCTGCAAGATTGCGACAGGTGAGAAATTTAATCCGTCATATCTTCCGGTCTTGCTCGTGGCCGAGCCGGACGACGCATGGGACGACCCGGCGACATGGCACAAAGCGAACCCCGGCCTTGCTGACGGCTTCGTTTCTATCGAAGAATTTGAGAACCTCGTCACCGACGCCAGAGACAGGCCGCAAGAGCGCTATTCATTCCTGCAATACAATCTGAATATCTGGCAGGGCGCTTCCCGTGAACCGCTCTTCGACATGGGTATCTATGACGAGGGCCATGACACAAATTTCGATCTAACCGAACTCGAAACGCTCCCGGCATATCTCGGCGTGGACATGTCCGTTAATGGCGACCTGACGGCCATTGTTGCTGCCTTCAAGCATGGTGATGGCCGCATTTTCGTCCACCCGTGGTTCTTTGTTCCCGGTGACGATCTCAAGGCCAGAGCCGTCAAAGATGCCGTGCCTTATGAGCAATGGAAGGCTGACGGCCATGTAAATGTGATAGACGGCCCGATCATTGAACCGGAAGCTATCGAACAGCATATCCGCGATCTCTGCGCCACCTTCGACGTCAGAGAAATCGCCTTCGATCCGTATCTTGCCCGCAAGACCATGCAGCGCCTCCACGATGACGGCTTGCCAGCAATCGAAATGCGACAGGCACCGCTCACCATGGGACCGGCGACTGGCGATCTTGAGCGCACGGTCAATGGACGGATGATCCGCCACAACGACCACCCGGTTCTTCGACACCATTTTGATTCGGTTGTCGCAAGCCGTGGCGATACCGGCCTTGTCAGAATGCACAAGGACAAGCGCACAGATCGCATCGACGGTGCGGTGGCAGCAGCCATGGCCGTTTCCCGTGCCATCCAGAGCAACAACACCCGGTCAATCTATGACCTCCCCGAAGATGATTTTGATCGGCTGATGCAGGCCGCAGCGTAGGAGTTTCCACCATGGCAGATGAAGGCCAACAGCTTTTAGTCACACTTGCAGCCCGTTTCGACAAATACGAACGCGACATGGACCGCCAGAAACAACGCAGCCGCGACGGTTTCCGCAGGATGCAGAAAGATGCCGACGACGCCGGTAGAGGCATGGAGCGATCCATGAATAAGGCGTCAGCTTCCATCGCCGGTAAAATGGAGGGCATGTTTGCTGGCGTCATGAAGGGCGGTGCGCTTGTTGCGGCAGTCGGTGGCGCAGCGATTGCAATCAAGCAAGTTGCCGATAGCGTGGCCGAAGTAGACCGGGAAGCTCGGAAGGCAGGCGTGTCTTCTAAAGTGTGGCAGCAATGGTCATATGTAGCGACCGCCACCGGCATGAGCATTGACGGCGTGACAGATGCGATAAAGGAACTGAACATTCGCGGCGATGAGTTTGCCAAGACCGGCAAGGGCAGCGCCGAAGAAGCTTTCCAACGCCTTGGCTATTCTGCGACAGACGTTGCGCAGAAACTCAAAGACCCTAGCCGGTTCATGGACGAAATCATTGCCAAGTTGCAAACGCTGGACGCTGCAGCGCAGACACGCATCCTTGACGAGATTTTTGGCGGAACTGGCGCGGAACAGATGGCTAAGGTTCTTGGCCTGTCCGTTAGCGAAATCCAGAAGATGCGCGGTGAAGCCGCTACTTTCACCGACGAACAGGTTGAGGCGGCAAAGAAGATCGACCGGGAGTTTTCGACCATGTGGCGGAACTTTACCGTTTACGCCAAACAAGCCGCGATCTCCGGGGTTGATGTTGCATCCAAGATCATCGGTGCAATCAATGACCCCTCCGGCGGTGCGCGTGACAAAGCCGTGGCTGCCTACAACTCCCCCGAAAAGCATCTTGAACGCCTTCAGGAACAACGCGCCAAAATCTTGCGCCAGATCGAAGACACGCAGGGCGGAACGTCTGTCCTCAAAGAAGCGGAGTTGCGCCAGCTTCGCGCCTCCTTGTCGGCGGTCGATGAGAAAATCCACGATGTAACGGGCGGCAGTGAGGAATTTAAGAACGCGATGAAGGCGCTTTCCACTGCAAGCCTTAGCCTCTCCACCAACATGAACGGCAATGTCTCGGCGGCGGCGAACTTCAAGGGCGCACTTGTCGAACTGAAAAACCTAGTGCCGGAACTGAAGGCGGAAATGGATAGCCTTGCGACCGCGAATGGCATTGACGCCGCTTATCAGAGCGCCGTTGGCAATGCCCGTTCGATGGGACAGGTGATGGATGCGACCGCTATCGCAAATCGTGCCAAAAACATTGTGAGCGTCAATTCAGCGAAGTCCGATCCGACGCGCTTTCTTGAGGGCAATCTGGCCAGCGGTAAGAACCGCCAGCATATCGACGGTATGGCTTCGGCCTTCGCTGAAAAGCTGGCGACCATGCTTACCTCGATGCCGGAAAACCTGAAGGGCGATATCACCATCAACTCCGGCTATCGGGACGTGCAACGCCAGCAAGAGCTTTGGTTGCAGGCACTCAAGAAATACGGTTCCACGGAAGCAGCGCGCAAGTGGGTTGCCCCTCCTGGTAACAGCCAGCACAATAAAGGCAATGCTGCTGATCTTGGCTATGCGTCCGATGCTGCCCGGAAATGGGCGCATCAAAATGCTGGTGACTTCGGCCTGTCTTTCCCGTTGTCGAATGAGAACTGGCATATCGAAGATACTGACGCGCGGAACAAGGCGAAGAGTGCAGAACTCGACCAGCAAACGGAAGCCATCACCCGGCAGAACGACGCACGGCGCAACTTGAACCAGAGTGTTGAGGACGGGCTTGATCTTGCCCGCTTCGAAGCGTCCATCTCTGGCCTGTCCGCATCGCAGCAGCAAATTGAGCTTGGCGTCTATCAGGCACAGGCTGAAGCGAAACGTGCCGGGATCACGCTATCTGATCAAGAGCTTGCCAAGATTCGTGAGAAGATCACGCTGACGACACAGCTTGATCAAACAAACCAGCAGGTTGCTGCCTCGTCCGATGGCCTTAAGAATGCGCAGATGTATTTTGCGGAGTCCTTCACATCTTCCCTCTCCGGCCTGTTGACCGGCACCACGACTTTGAACGGTGCGCTTCAGAACCTTTTGAACAGCCTGATCGATGCGACCCTTCAGGCGGCGTTGCTTGGCAAAGGTCCGCTGGGCGGTTTGTTTGGTGGCGGGCTGGGCAGCGGTATTCTTGGCGCGATCTTCGGTTTCGAGTCGGGCGGATACACCGGCGACGGCGGCAGGAGCGAACCGGCTGGCATCGTCCACCGTGGCGAATACGTCATGTCGAAAGCTGCTGTCAGCCGCATTGGTGTTAGCAATCTTGAAGCTTTACATCAGGGGGCTTTGAAAGGTTATTCCGATGGTGGATTTGTCTCACCGACACCTGCCCTGTCCGCGCCTTCAATCGGAAGCTCGTCGGTCCCTGTCCAATCCATCACTATCTCAGCACCTGTTACCGTTAATACCAATGGCGGTGGCACACCACAACAGAACGAAGACCTCGCGAAACGGATGGCAAAGGAGATGGAAGCGACAATGCGTGGTGTTGTGGCTTCAGAAATGCAGCGCCAAACAAGACCGGGCAACTTTGCCAATTCGCGCTCCCGATAACGGAGCTACAACCAATAAAAAGGGGAAGCAGCCTATTGGCTCTTCCCCCGTAGCGTTTGCCGCCGTCGCTTGCAGCGTTTAAACTCTACCCAATAGTCGATAATAAATCAACAAAATCATTTGTTTATTTGAATTTCCTGAAGCGTCTGCTTGCGTGATCATTTGCCCAATGCTATATTAGTGCATCTAAAGCATTCAATGCATTCAAAAGGAGTTTTCGCATTGGCTACCGCAGCAATCCGCCTTCCCGAAGAACGCGCCGAACAGGCTCGGAAACTGGCCGCTCATAAGGGCATCACTGTCGCTGATCTTGTCGGCGACCTCATCACCAGCGAAATCAAGCGACTTGGCCTTGGCCTGCAAATCGGCCTTGGGAGTATTGATATTGCCGATCTGGAAAACGGCCAAGTCCACCTTGATTATGGCGCTGGTGTCCATATGTGGACCAAAGCACAGACGCTTGATGTTGCCCAAGCTATTGAAAACGCGCTTGCCCGGAAAGGCGGGGTATTGAACATGGACGCTGAAATCGAATTGGGCCGTGTAGGCGTTTCGGTCCGGCTGAAAAATCTCAACACCAACCATGAACGGACACTGGCTTCGTCCGTTGCGAAAGAATTGGTAGCGCTTCTGCGCCACCACGCCAACCACTAAAAATACTCTGCCGTCGCTCGTATCACCCCGTTGAGGCTCGTCGCCCTTGTCTTCTAATCCAAGCCACTACTCCGGCCAATCGCCACTCTTCCGCCGCCTGATCAATGGCCCATTGGAAGGTGAGGAAACGCGCAAAATTGCGACAAAAAGCGATGACGATAAGACCTCTGAACCCCTTGCAGAACAAGGGTTCGAGCGTGATTCGTCAGACGCTAGGCTAGTAGCTCCCCAACAAACCTCTACTACCCTCAAAAAACCAACTAACGAAGACACCTCCACACCCCTGAAAGCACCTCTAACAGACCAAGCAGAAACACCTCTTCCAGCCACGCCTAAAGCAGCCAAGCCCAAAAAGCAGGCTCCGAAAAAATGGCGCAACCTTTCTGATATCGAAAAGCTGACAGAAGCTCACATCACCGCTGAAAGTCTCGGCGCGCTGGCCTTCACCATCAACTTCAGCGACCGCCTACAGAAAACCCTTTCAGCATTCAGCGATCCAACCCGCCTCATTTCCGGTTATATCGGCAGAGAGCTTCGGAAAGCGCTTGGCCATTCCCTCCCCCATGTATTCACTATTGAAGTCTCCCGGAGTGGAAAGCTCCATGCACACGGCGCTGTAGTGATTGGCGATGATCTTCGGGAAGAACGCATCGCATCTATAGACAAGGCTCTTGGCCGGGCTGGTGGGAAGCTGAAAGCTGCAAGGATTGTCTGCCAAACCCAAAGCTATCTTGATCACCTTCATAATGGCGAAGGATGGGCAAAGTATCTGGCGAAGTCGCGTAGTGCGACGTGCAAGCATTTGGGAACAGACAAGATCAGCTTCATTTCCACCGATCTTCTACGGTTGGCAAGGTTTTCGATGGAATAATGCTGGGATCAGCACAAAATACCTGTTGGTAGTTTATGCACGATACTTGAACCTCCGCTGTTTTATTCTATTTTGGTAATGTCCTCATTTGAGGGGATAGTCAGGAGGCTCCTTTGGAAGCTTTTTTGGTTCCCCTAGTCTCAAGGCGTTGCGAATAGCCTCGCTCTGAGGCGTCTCTGAACGGGGACGGGTTAAGACCAAATGGAATCCGGGGGTGGGCTATTGCCACCGGTCTGCATACGTAGAGTGGCATTCGGATGTTTGCCATTCTGGGGAATCCCTCATATGGATCAACCCCGGTCGCGTCCGGCAGATAAGGTCGATGATGGAACGTAGAGACGCCTTGCGTGGAATGGCAGGACCCGGCCTTGTAGCTGGAACTCGGCCTAAAACGCACCAGAGAGAGCGGACCGTCGAACCCACTGTAACCACCAGCCACTTGTGAATCGCTCTCCACGGCCCGCTAAGACTCAACCCGCCCATGTGGCGGGTTTTCTATTTTCTTTTCCCAGTTTGTTGACTTTGATTTGGTAACGATAGATAAGCGTTACCAGTAACAGAATATATCGTTACCGGGGAGATGGATGGCAAAGACACGAGCAGAAATTCAACGTGAATACCGAGAACGAAGAAAAGCGGAAGTGCAAGCCAAGCGCGCAAAGCCTGCTCCGGTTCTTGATCCCAGCATGGCAAATCCCTCCCTGTCCTTCGCTACGTTCCTCAAGGACCGGGAGGCCAACTTCACACTGCCGGAAAATCTGCACTGGGTGGGTATCGAACTCGAAACCGATCTGACAGCTGACGTGCCTAAGCTAGAGCGCTCCGAAGAATGGCAAGAAATGGGTTTAGAAGTGAATAGCCTGACAGTGGCAACGGCCATGGTGGAAATCATGATCGACGCAGCGAAAGAGCTTTCCACGCTGATCAACACCTACAAGCTCGAAGAAATCGACCGACTGATGGAAAATGCATCGCTGGTGAAAAGGGCACAGCTTGAAGCCCTCAAAACCCGGCTGGCGAGGAAGACCAGCCATTTCTTCCCGGTCATCGACTGA